GAAGGGACTATCAGTTCCTTCAGCAAATGCTGTACCAACTACTTGACATTTATTACCAGCACTAAATACAGTACCATTAGGTATAGCTTTTCCAATAGCTGTTAAAGCAAGACCTTCAATAGTAGTTTTATTATCGTCTGTATCATGACCGATAGTAGTACCAGCTAAAGTTGGGCTTGTTCCTGTAGCTACTGTTGCAGAAGCGCTAATTTGTAAGTAGTAAACTACTCCATCGTCACCCTTCATTGCAATTACTTGACCAGGTAATAAAAACGAACATTGTGATGCACTTGCTACCTTACCATACTCGTCATATTTGCAAGTAAAAACTATGTCCTCTGCGTCATTTAATACTTCAGCAACTGCAAATTCCTCACTAGCTGTAAATGCAGTGTGAACTTCAAAGTTACGTCTTTGCCACTGATGTCTTTGCTCAAGAAATTTGAACACAGGGTCATTAGTAGCTTTTTTTGCCACCTTCGATAAATATACGAAGAATGGACTTTGTTGTGGAGCCAATTCAGCAACACGGTCACCAAAATTAAACTGACGTCTTGTATCGTCTAGAGAAACTCCAGTAGCCGCATTATATTGGCTATTCGAATAAAATGTTCCCATTTGATTCCATCCTTTATTTTGCCCTCTATCAGCTGCCTTGGTAGGCCTTTAAGTAGGGCGGTTATAAGTTACTTCCAGGGATTCTTACTATTAAAATTCCCTATCAAATTATCCATAATCTTATCTTCAAATGATTTAGTATCAGCATTAGATTGTCCAGAAGGCATTACTCCCATAGGAGATGGTACCTGTTGAGCATTCTTTGTTTGCTGAAATGCAGGACTTGGTTCTGCAGGTGCATTATTTTGCGGTACTGCATTACCATTTTGCATTCTATACAATTGAACTAAATTATCGATAGTAATTGAAGCTGGGTCAGACATTTTCTGCATAAATTCTTTTGCTTCACCATCAGACATACCGTAATGTCCCATTACATGAGATTTGATTTCTGCTTCTTGAGTTGCATGCTTTTGAGCAGCTTCCTGCCTTTTAGCATTTTCAACTCTTTGTTTTTCAAAGTTGTCAAATCTTTCTTGGATTACCGCATTGTCGTATTGTGTTTTTAAAGTATTATACTCAGAAACATTGTCTCTCCATTCTTCAATTGAATCTAAGTACCTAGCACTTTCGCTATTAGGGTCAGCGTAAGCTTCTTCTCTATTAAAAGCTCTAGGTCTTTTAGGTTTTTCAGGTGCAGGAGGAAACTCGTCAACAGGAGCACTTTCTTCCACAGGAGCTGCAGGCTGTGCCTGAGCTTGCTGTGATTTCATAGCCTCTAACTCATTTTTATATTTATCTGCTTGAGATTGCCAATATTGGTATCTATTCTCATCATTATTATTTTGAGTTGGTGTTTGTGGAGCAACTTCCTCTTTACTTACTTCAGGTTGTCCAGTTGGTTCTGGAGCTGTTTCAGTAGTACCTTCATTACCAGTAGTAAAAGCACTTGTAACATCATTAGAGCCCATATCTGTTCCAAATACAGCTTCTTCTAAAGAATTATACTGTTGTTCATTAGAACTTTCTTGTGGGGTGTCTACCTGTACATTATCTTGTGTCATTATTTGTCTCTTTTCTTAGCTGCCTTTTCGCCATCAAAGGGTAAGCTATCTTGTTTAGATGATTCTCTTATTTGAGATTTCACCATGGCTAAACTATCATCAAGTCGTTTTTCATATATAGTACTAGCTGCTTTTGATTTATTTGAAACTCCATCAAGACCAGCTTTAAACTTCTCAACTTCGACTTTCTTTCTAAGATTAACAGCTTCTCTATCTCTAGACTGCATATCTCCTTTTAACTGCTTAATTTGTTCTGTTGCAGATTTTAATTGTTGTTGCAACGCTGCAATCGTATCAGTTCTTTCTAGAACACCTTCCATATCAAATACTTCTGTTTTCTTAAGAACTTCTTGCTTATCTATTAATCCTTTTGCATACGCATCCATATAGAACTCTAATTCTGCATATCTATTAGAAGGTAATGTAGAACCAGTAACAACTATAATATCGTATTTACCTATAGTTATATCATTTATAATTTTAATTTCACCAGTTTTATCATCAACAAGCTTTTTATTAATTACGTAATCACTCATTGAGTTGTTTGGCTGTACAATTCTAAATACTTTTTCAGTTTTGTATAACTGCTGTATAAGAGGTATAGCTACTTGAGCTACCCTAGTTAATGACGCTTCTATATCAGCAAGTTTTGATTTCATTTTTCTTTGACCAAACTCATCTATAGATATTGTAGCTTTATATGTAGCAGGAGCAGATTGTGCATTTCCCATCATCATTTCATATAAACCTAAAGCATGGTCAATATCATTCTTAGCAGTTAATTCATTCTGATATAACTCATTAGGAAGAGGAGTGGGCTGAACTGGCATAGGAGCACCGTCTGTAGGGTCATAGGGGATAGCTACTCCTGGTTGAGCCCATTTCTCTTCAAAATCTTTCATGTCGACACTTCCTTCTGGGACAAGTATTTTTGTATTTGTACTTGTAGTCGCATGGGCAATTATCAAAGAACGTGTTTTATTTATATATTCCTGTAACCCTTTAATCATTCTTACGTCAGATACTGGGTATGGAGTTCTTGTGTGAACATTCATAACAGGCACTATTGGATATTTGTCAGTTGGTAATATTCTATCATACAACTTAGTTTCACCAATAATAACACATTGTTTAATTTTCTTTGATTTAATTTTGACAACCTCAATTAAACCTTTTAGCATTAGCTCACCATAATCTATTTCTTCATATTGTATAGAAGGAACTTCTTCTTCTGCTACCTTTATAGCATCTTGTTCTTCATATCCTGCTCCTAGAAGTTCTTGCATTTTTTGAGCTAAAGCTTGTTGTCTTTGCTGATTAAGTTGATTTAAAATTATTTTTGCTTTTTCAGCATCAGTAAATATTTGTCCTTGTATTATAAAAGCTGGTCTTTGCGAATATACTTCGTATTGTGACTCGTCTAACAATTCTTCTTTTTTAGAAAATCTTTCATAAGTCCTATATTCATTAACATTAACTTTATAATATCTTTCATATCCTCGTACATATTCTTGATTATTAACCCTTCCTACATCTTCTGGAAATGTTACTTCCCCATCGTCCTCTCTTTCTGTCCATGGAGCATTAAAGTCTACTTTATTACCAGAATCAGACTGAGCATTTTTTATAGCCGTTTCGTACATTGGATATAAATCTTTTGCTTGGTCTTTTGTAAATAACTTAGATATAATTATATTTTCAGCATCATCAAAAAGCCTGTGTCTACTATTAGGGTCTACATATACATCTAATGGGTCTACGTCATGAAAGCATACTTCGCCTTTACCCATATCCATCATAGGGTCTTGATATACATGTATATATCCCATTCCCATTGTATAATAATCATCTACCGCCTGCCTAATAACAGTTCTTCCGTCAGATATATCATACATATATGTTAATAAAGCACTCATAACTTGAGCTACTTTATTATCAGAGTCTTCTCTAGGAGCACATCTAAAAGAAGGTCTATTTGCAGTTAACATAGCCTTAGCTGATTCAACAGCAGGATGCACTCTGTTTATAACAATAGGAGCCTGTCCTCTAGATTCTAATACTTCTCTCTGCTTAGCAGTCCATTGTTTGCCAAGCCTAAATTCTTTATCTTCCTTTGCTTGTTTAGCCCAATTATCTCTTTTGCTAGAGTAATCATCGAACAGCTGAAGGGTCTCATTTACTATATCTTCGGTTTGTTTTCCATCTTTTTTTGAATATGCCATATCCTTAATTTACGCACTATAAAGTAAGCCAATCAAGTTTTTTCTTTGGATTACGCCATTCTTCATCAGATAATTTATTAATTTCTTTTTTTCTGCATGGCTTTGCTCCATCTAAAGCAGTCCAAATAGCATCCATAACATCATCATGCTTTCCTCTTGGATAAGATAAAAACTCTTGTTGAGCTTTAATATCCTCTGCTCTAAAATAAAAAGTCCCTTTAGCGAACAATGGTACTAGTGACAGTAACCTTTCTGATTTACTATTTCTTGGTTTTACTCCAGATTCTAAACCTGGAATATAAATATTTTGTTCTCTCATAAGCTCTCTAACAGCAGTTCTTAATGCTTCCTGATAACCAACTGTTTCTACTTTAACTCTACGAGGTTTAAATTTATTGTACATATCTACAATCTTTGCAGGTTGTTCTGCTGGAGATATTCTATCTCTGTATATATCTACCACATACTTATTATTTTCGTTATCAATAGCAATAGTGGCGATAACAAAATAATCAGCCCTAGAAGAGAGAGAGCTTGCAGGGTCCACTCCAGTATAGATTTCCACAGGTTTGATTTCTTCATTTTCTAATCCTTTATTTTTAATTAAACAATTTTGACCTTGTACTCTTCCATAATCATAATGATGTATCTTAATCCAATCAGGCTGAAATGGCGCGTCATCAGGAGATTGAGCTATATTCATGTATTCTTGATAGAATCCATTTATATTCCCTACGGACGAAAACTCGTCCTTTATGGCCAATATCCTGTCTTTTGGAAATCTTTCAGGCCATATGCTTTTTTCATCGTCATCCCATATAGAATACCAGAGAACATTCCATGCAGTAGACTCTTTAGCCCAGCATAAAAAACAATCTTCTGATATAACTGTACCTATCATAGCAATCCTTCCTTCATCAGACAAACTTGGAATAACTGCTTCTGTCATCCACTTTCTATTCTTTGCTCTAGCCTCTGGAGTATAAGCATTTAACTCAGATTCAAAATCATCTACTATAATTAAGTTAGGTCTTGTATCTCCCTCAATAAAACCCCTAACCCTTTGTCCAGTACCTACAGCTACCATTCTGGTACCATTATTAAGTACTATATCTGTATGAGTCCACCTTCTAGCAGTACTAGGACCCATATCTCCAAATATTTGTCTAAATCTATCACTATGAGTCAAATGATATTTAATTCTTGATAAAAAGTTAATAGACTGAGCTTGTGACTCAGATACTATAACTATAAATAATTCATCTGTACTTGATTTAAAAGCTGCTTTCCATAAAGGAAATATAAGTGTAGTAACTGTAGATTTAGCTGTACCTCTTGGAGCAGCTATCAGGACTCTTCGTTTGTCATCATTTGACAAATTTGAATAGACTTCGTTATGAAATGGAGGTGTAGATTTTTTAAGAGCTGTAGGAAAACAATGTTTTCCAAATAAAGCCATATTGTTACGTAGTTTTTTAAGAGCTTGTAATTGCTCGTATTTTTCTTCGTAATCCATTATTTTTTACTTAAAACTTTAGCTCTCTCTTTTCCACAATTACAGTTCCATTTACGTAAAGCTTTATTTATTCTGCTATTAGGGTCTCTAGCTGTTTTAGCGCTTGTCAATCTTCTTTTCATTCCACACATCCTAGCACAAAAACTTTTTCTTCTATTAGAGGCTTTACTACCTTTTTTAAGTTTAGAAGGTTTAGTAGTAACAGCCATTTTTAATTTAGAACCAGGATTAGCTTTTCTATAAGAAGCTATACCTTTTCTATTTAAACCACCACTTTTACTTTTACCTTCTTTTCTTTGCCATGCTGCTGTCTTAGCCATTTTTCTTCCTTTTCTTTCCTGAAGCAGTAACAGACCACTTTACATGATGTGGACCTGTTTTTTTATATGCCTCTCTTTTACTTATACGTTTGGCAACAGAAGCAGGCCTACATGCAGGATAAGGTCTACCTGCATCTTTTTTCCCACTTCTGCCGCATTTCTTGCCAGTCTTAACATCCCGCCAATCTTCAGCAAACCATTTTTTAAGTCCACCTTTAGCCATTAATATTTACCACCTCTTCTTTTATACTCTTTAACAAGCCATGCACTACCATATGCAGATGGCCATACCTTAAATTTAGCTTTGGCTAAAGCTTTAACTTTTGCATATAGCGCTTTATTTTTTGGATTAGATGCCATTATTTCTTTTTCTTTTTTCTCATTTTAGCCATCTTAGACATCATCATGTTCTTTTTGCCCATTTTCTTTTTTGGTCTACCTTTTTTACTTCCGTATGTTCCTTTACCCATTGGCATAGTTATTCCTCCTTAGTTGTAGTTCTAGTTGCTATGAGCTTTTCTTCTTCTTCTCTAAGCTCATCTATCAGTTTAACATTGCTTGTAGCTTCTATAGACTCTGTAGTTTTAACAAGATGCTTTTCTTTCATACCATGCATATCCTGTAAATTGTCTACAGCTCTCATTAAATTAGTAACATCGCCTTTATCTTTAGCTTTTTTAATAGTTTCTTCAAGTAAATCTAAAGTATAAGCTTCTGTAAGGCCATGCTCTTGAAGTAACTTTTGTAGTTCATCTCTTACCATATCTTTGAACTTCTCCTTTTTCATTCTCTTTTTCCACATAACCCTTTGATTATTACTAGGGTTATCTAAAACATGGTCTATAGCTTTATCATAATCCATAGTCTGAGCATAAACCATTGCCAAATTTTTCATCTTCTGCCCATTGGACAAGACTTCCCAGTGAGTCTTTCCACTAATGGTCGCATTAGACTTCCTACCACTAGCTTTAAGCTTAACGCTACTATAGCGAGGGTTATAAAAAGTATAGCCAAATGGATACCTAATATAAATGCTACTAGCTTTATAGGTGGACTTAGAGATGACCTTTGCCACATAGCCGTCATCCGAGATTCCATACTCTCCTTCATCTGCATCCCTCCAATATTTATACTTTATATTCTGTTTATTTGCTTCTTCTTTATTAAAAATAACATAAGAGGTAGGTTTTTTATCTCCCTTATGATGTATATCTATTGTGTACATTTATTTAAACGCATTAGTTAGCATATCATTAGAACTCATTGTGTTTTCAACCATATTATCTTCAAATGCATTAGGATTGTACATATTAAACTTTCTAATAGCGTCTTGTCTTTTTTCTTCAGTTTGAACTGCGGGTCTCCAAAAGTCTTCTAAATAGTATTTAGACATATTTTCTACATCTCCTGGAATAGGATTAGGGTCTTGCATTAACGCTAATCTTGTTAAAGTAGCTCCTACTAAAGGATTTCTTAATGCTTCAAGGTTTCTGGTGTCCTCAATATAATCTTGAGTTTCTGGATTGTATTGAGCTAGATTAGATATATCAAAATCTGGACTATCAAGCTCTGCTCTAAGAAATTCATTTGCTTTTTGTAGTCTGGCTTTATTAACCCTTTCAGGGTTTTGAGCTATATCATAATATCTTACAGGGTCAATTTGGAATGGTCCATATGAATACGCAGTTTCAGGATTATACCTACCATAATCAGTTTCAGCAGATGCAACAAACTTTAACATGTTACCTACGTTCTCATTAGGGAATTGTTTGGCTACTTTTGATATAGCTTGTGTTAATTCTTCCGAATAGTCTTGTTTGGCCACTATCTTCTCCTAGTACTGTAAGGATTATCATATTGGAATCCAGGTCCCATTAAGCTTTGAGACATACTTAGTAACCCTTCACTAAGTCCAGAACCTAAAGCTCCACCTAAATCACTCATCATACCTTCTCCAGTACCAAATTTACTCATAAAACCACCTTCTTTACCAAATAAACCTTTACCCTCGTCTGTCATTTCTCCATAATCAGGGTTAGCAATTGGGTCTCCTTCTTCGTTACGCATAAATTCACCACCTTCTTTTAAAAATGGGTTTTCATCAAACTTAGCAGAACCTATATTTCCAAAACTAAAGTTATCCATAGCTTTTTGTAAAAAGTTTCGTGGAGCAGGACCTTGAGTAGTTGAAGCTTCTTCAGTAACAGTCTCATCAGGTGGTCCACTTGCTCCAGGACCCTGCATTCCATATCCTCCTGATG